AAGAATCAATTCGGCATTCGCGGAGGAAGATTCTTTATTGTATCAAAGATGACAGCAACCAAAAATAGAAATGCGAAGCAGATTTAAATGAACTTTTCTACTTTTATAACCGAAGAAAAAAATACCCATATGACTCACATCGAGGATAAGGTTATCTACGGTGGAGTTAAAGGTACACGTGACGCTATCATGGCTTTACGATCTCTTCGCGATATGCTAGGAGGAAAACATGCTGGCAATGTATCTGTTAAGTGGGATGGTGCTCCTGCTGTGTTTTGTGGCACTGATCCTCGGGATGGAAGATTCTTCGTGGCGAAAAAAGGAATCTTTAATAAGTCTCCCAAAGTATACAAGAGCGATGCGGATATTGATGCTGACGCATCTGGCGATCTTGCTGACAAGCTTAAACTTGCTCTTAAGTATCTACCAGAGCTCGGGATAAAGGGAGTAGTCCAAGGTGATTTCTTGTATTCAAAATCGGATATTAAGACTAAAAAAATCGACGGTAAAGCGTATGTTACGTTCCACCCCAATACAATTGTTTATGCAGTACCGGCTGGGACGGAAATGGCCAAGCAAATTAAGGCAACAAAGATTGGAATTGTATGGCATACGACGTACACCGGAAAATCATTCGAAACAATGAAAGCATCGTATGGTGTCAAAGTAAACACTTTCAATCAATCAAAGAACGTTTGGTCTCAGGATGCCATGCTTCGTGACATGACTAAATATACAATGTCGAAGAAAGAAACAGATCAAGTAAACGATCATCTTAAAACCGCAGGATATATCTTCAATCGTATTGCAGGCTCTACTCTGCGCCAACTTGAGAACAACCAAGATCTGGCTAGACACATTGAAACTCATGCTAACAGCTATGTACGAGCAGGTGCACTTCCGCCAGATCCAAAGAAAAGAGTCGATGCTCTCATTAAATTCATTTCAAATAAATATCAAAAGGAAATCGATTCCAGAAAGACTGATAAAGGTAAAGCTGCACAACAAAAAAAGCTTAACGATATTCTAGCATTCTTTTCAAATAAGAATAGACAAAGCTTAATTCAAATGTTTGAATTGCAAAAAGTTATCGTTCTTGCAAAATTAAAACTTATAAATACTCTAAACAGGTTGAATAGCGTATCTACGTTTTTAAAAACTAAGAAAGGATATCGCGTAACAGGCCAAGAGGGTTATGTTGCAATCGATAAACTTGGTGGTGATGCAGTGAAAATAGTGGACCGTATGGAATTCTCATACGCAAACTTTTCACCCGATATATTAAAGGGATGGGATAAACCAGGGAGAAATTAAATGGCAAAACCGTTGTCATTCAAAGACTTTATGATCGTGGACTTACGTCCGGGTGAACCAGAAGAAATTCAATATCAGGCTCATAAAGCTAAGAAGGCTGTGAGCACTTCAGAAGAACTCTCCATACAAGGAAGACGAAAACTTGCACGCAATATGAAGCGGCGCAAGACTCAGCTTAAACTTGCTCGTAAGCGTGCACGCAAGAGGTTAGCTAAGACTGATGTTCTTAAGCGTAGATCTCGTCGTGCAGCCAGAGGAACCTTTGCAGATAAGCTAGCAGGTAAAGGTGTAAAGAAGAGTCAACTTTCAGTAGCAAAGAAAAAACAAATTGAGAAGCGTTTGAAGCAAGGTGGCTGGCAACAGCGGATGAAGATCTTGCAACGCCGACTAATGCCTAAGAAACGCCGTGCGGAGATTTCTCGTAAAAGATGATTAGTTCATTTAGATCATATCTTGTTGAAGAAGAGAAGACAGTTTATTTTACTTTCGGTAGAATGAATCCTCCTACTATTGGCCATGAGAAACTCTTGTCTTCTCTAGCTAAAAAAGCAGGAAGAAATCCTTATCGCATTTTCATATCTCCATCACAAGATAAAGACAAAAATCCACTAGACTATAAGACAAAAGTTAAGTTTGCACGAAGAATGTTTCCAAAGTATGCTCGTTCTATCGTAATGACTCCTACAGTTCGTAATGTTATGGAAGTTGCTTCTAAAATATACGATGAAGGATTTAAAAATGTAGTGATGGTGGTTGGTTCAGACAGAATTAGAGAGTTTGAAGCACGTCTAAATGCGGTGAATGGTAAAAAAGGTAGACACGGATTCTTCAACTTTCAAAGAATTTCAGTAGTTAGTGCCGGTGAACGAGATCCAGATGCTGAAGGTACATCTGGTATGTCTGCATCTAAAATGCGTAAGGCTGCATCAGATAAAGACTTTACTGCATTCTCTCAAGGCCTACCGAAGAATGTTTCAAACGTAGACGCAAAAGCTATTTACAATGCAGTTCGTAAAGGATTAGGCCTTAAAGAACAAACCGAATATAAGAGCCACATACAGCTTGAAACAGTTTCAGAAACTCGTGAAGCATATGTCAAAGGTCAGCTCTTTGATGTTGGTGACACAGTAGTTATAAAAGATACAGACGAATTAGCAGAAGTCAAAGTACTAGGCACCAACTATGTTATTGTCGAAAGCGCAGGTAGAACAATGCGAAAGTGGCTAGACGCAATCGATATTCTTGAAAAGACTAGCTCACCTCAAGATCCAGATATTAAAGACCGTGAAGGCACACAACCTAAAGCATATCATTCAGGCATTAAGTCTAAGTCTACTAAAGCTAGGCGAGATGCACATTTTAAGAAGGGAGCAAAGAAGGCTGACGACGATGCATCTGCATACAAGCCAGCTCCCGGTGATGCAACCGCTAAAACAAAACCAAGTAAACACACAAAACGCTTTAAAGCTATGTTTGGAGATAGCAAATGATTCAATTCAAGTCATACATTACAGAAGAAGAAAAGAAGGGTCTTGCGGCTAAGGCCGAAAAGTCTGGCATGCCAATCGGCATTCTTCGTAAAGTCTATAATCGTGGAATGGCCGCATGGAAAACAGGCCATCGACCTGGGACAACACCACAACAATGGGGCATGGCTCGAGTCAATTCGTTTGTAACAAAATCCTCTGGAACATGGGGTAAGGCAGACAAAGATCTAGCAGCAAAGGTAAGAGGATAATGAAAACATTCGATGAAATTAGAGAAGGCGTTACAGGCGCTGTAGCTGGTGGAGTCGCTGGAGGCTTAGCCGGTGGTCCTGCAGGAGCAGCAGCTGGTGCTTATCTCGGCCACAAAATTCAGCAAGCAGCAAATTCTGGCAAAAAGAAAAAAGATCCTAAGCCTACTACTATAGGACCGGATGGAAAGCAAAAAACATCTGAAGGCAAGGAAGATTTCAAGCCACACATGATGTATGATCCGAAGACTGGTAAGGGTTACATGGCTAAGAAGTATGAAGATCACCTTGCAATGCAGAAGAAGGGATATAGTCATGACAAGCCGGATGTGAAAGAACAAGCTGTTAATGAATTAGATACTTCTACTTTAATTTCTTATAGAAAAAAAGCTAATAAGCAAAGATACAGCAATAACATTTCAAAGAGAACTCAGAGAACTGCTGGTGTCGATACTGCTAATAAAAAGTTGAGAAAACGCAATATCGATAAGTTTGGCGATCACTCTCCAAAGGGTGTTGACAAAATGGGTAATCGTAAAGAAGATTCTTCTGATGCGGTTAAAGCATTCCTTGCTAAAGGCGGTAAGATCAAGAAGCTTCCACCAGGGAAAGCACAAGGCTATCATGGCAAAGATGATCCGGGCAAAGATGTTCACGGCGTAATGTCTAAGCCTGACACTAAACAGATTGGCACTCGCAAGAAAGTCAAGTCAATGGCTCGTGAGAACTATCAAGTTCAGCCATATAAAGACGGTAAGAAAGCTGGACCAGCTAAATCGTTTGGTGGAAATCTGAAAAAAGCTACTGCTCATGCAAGTGCAATGAAAAAAGCAGGTAAAGGAGATCATCGAGTTCATAAAGAAGCTAGTCAAGTTGATGAGATCTCTAAGAATACTGCAGGATCATATGTCAAAAAAGCTTCTGATGATATGAGTAAGCAAGCAGACAGAATGGCTC